TCTGCGACCTTCGGCGCCGAAGACAGCTTGTCTTCAACGTAACCAAATGGTGCAAGCGTGGCGGAAATCTTCTCGATGAGATCGGCATGCACCTCTGGCAGCTCATGCGGCTCAAGGTCCTCTAACGTCTCGGCACCGGACCAGACGTAGGGACTGCCCGTGTCGGGATGCAATGACGGCGGCAGCACCGTCTGCCGACCCGGACCGATCAGATCGATGACGCGCTTGCCGTTGATATTCCAACTCTTCGATTCTTTGATCTCCGGTCCGTAGAAGAACAGCGTTTCACCCTTGGCGCCCCGTTTCTTCGCTGGCGTCTGCGGCAACACCGCGCTGAGCGCTGCCTTGATCGCCGAATCGTCGGTGTCGATGTCGGCGCCGATCATTCCTCCGCTGGCCGGCCCGGCGACGACGCCGATGCCGGTGTCACCCTTGCTCCAAAGTTGGCGCTCAAACAACGATGGCGCCTGGCCGACGAATTTCATTTGCCAGTTGGTCAGCCCCATCCACATGCCGGCGCAAAAGAAGCCCGGTCGTTTTGTACCCGGCATGATCGGGATCGCGGCATAGCCGCGCTCGATCAATCGCTCGGCAAATTGTGCGTAAGCGCCCATTAGAATGGCGGCTCGTTTTGCAGGATCATGCGGCGCAAAGCGTGCTCGAAGCCGACGACGACGCGGCGCAGGAATTCGCGCCATTCGTCGCTGGTCAGCGATGCCAAGTCGCTCTTGCCGATCGCGTCGAGGTAGGTGCCGGCGTCAACGCCGGCTTCCAAGGCGGCGCCTAGCTCGTAGGCATCGAGCACACCCTGCGCGATGCCATACACTTTCCTCGCAGCCGCATGACAGGAATTGCCGTCACAGAGCCAGATGATCGGTCCGCGATGCTTGGGCCGATAGCCGAGCCAGACGGCATGCCGGTGGCAGACCGCGCACACGGTCGGCTCAGATGTGGCGAAGCGTGCGAGGACCGACGTCAATACGGTATCTCGTCATTGATAGAAATCGGCAGTACCGCTGCGGCTTCCCGGCTGTGCGCGGTGTAGCAGTGATGATTGCGATTGATCTCGACCAAGCTGCCGTCAGGCCGGCGCACGCGACGCTCGACAACATTCCAGAATTTCCCGCTGCGCGTGACGACGATGTGGGTGATGACGTCGATCTCGTCGCTTCGCATCAAAGCGGCCTCCACGCTCGCTGGTGTTGGTGCTACGCCTCCCATCGCAAACCACCAGCGCTCGGCCATCTCACGCGGGTAGCCGTGCCGCTCGAGCGAGAGATACTCGCAATGAACCGATAATCCGCAGAGATACTCGACGCGCAGGGACGGCGGCGCAGACGGGTCATTCCACTTGACGTGGCGATGAAAGCTCACATCGCTGACCGACAGCCATTGCATGGTGCCAGCGAGGATCGGCACGACGTCCGCCCGCGACGCGTGCTTGGCGTGCGGCCGCGGGCGCGGAAACTCGTGTGAGCAGGAGGGGCAGACGTAGTCGGCAAGCGCGACCAGCTCGCCGCAATCAGGACACCGCCTAGCACTAACGGCATCGACCTTTACGCCGCCGCTGTGATTTTCTTTGCCGTTAACACTGATATCGACGTGATCGACTGGGCCGTGCCGCCAGACGTTGCCTGCAAAATCCAAGACGAGACAATCGCGCTTGTTCTCGGCAAGCCGCGTCCCGCGACCAATCATCTGGATGTATAAGCCCGTGCTCAGTGTCGGTCGCAGCATCGCCAGCAGGTCGACCTGCGGGACATCGAAGCCGGTCGTCAGCAGGTTGACGTTGGTTAGCGCGGTTATGTCGCCGCGGCGAAAGGCAGCGATGATGCGATCGCGCTCTGCATCAGGCGTGGTCCCGGCGATCATTTCGACGCTCACGCCGCGCTCGCGCAGCGCATCGCACACGTGGCGGGCGTGGCTAACACCACAGCAAAACATCAGCCACGAGCGCCGGTCGCGGCCGCGCTCGACTATTTCGTCAGCTGCGCCGGCAACGATGGCGCTATCGTCGGCAGCTTGCTCAAGCTCCGCAGCAATGAATTCGCCGCCACGGCGACCGACCCCGCGCACGTCGATCGTAGCCTGCGTGGCCTTAGAGGTAAGAGGCGACAGATAGCCATCGCGAATGCCTCGAGCGATGTCGTATTCAAAGACGACATCGTCGAAAATCTTACCCTCACCCTGATCTAGCCGACCGGAATCAAGCCTGAACGGCGTGGCAGACAGCCCACACACCCGCATGGCCGGTTCAAACTGGCGTAGTGCCTCGATGGTCGCGCGCCACATGCCGGTCCCAGCGTGCGGGATCAGATGGCATTCATCCGCGAGCAGGAGATCGCGCCGGCCGAGCCGCTGCGGCGAGCGCCACACGCTCTGGATGTTGGCGAAGATGATCGGCGCGTCCCAATCGCGACGCTGGAGTCCCGCGCTGTTGATGCCCACCGGCGCCGCGGGCCACAGCCGAAACAGATGCTTGAGATTTTGTTGGAGCAGCTCGCGCACGTGCACGAGCACGAGCGCTCGAAACGGCGGATACCGCTCCGCAATGTCGCAGATGAGCTTTGCGAGGAGAACGCTTTTGCCAGTGGCGGTCGCCATGGCGACCAGCGGATTTCCGCCACCGGCATCCCAATAGGCATTGAGCACCCGCAAAGCTTCTTCTTGGTATGGCCGCAGCAACATCGGGGATCAGGCACTCTTGCGCCACGGCGCCTTGCCCGGTCCGTTACCGGCTTGCGGCTTCGGCTTTGCAGGCTGCGATAGCGTAATCTCTGCCGGATCGTCTTCGAGCGATCGCACCCGCGAAATCTTGTTGCTGTCGTCATACGCGCCGCTCTTGTCGACCTGCACCCCGATGCGCACGCGCGCTGACTTGAACTTGAAGACTTCGGGGTCGGTGATTTGCTCCTCGATGCCACAAGCTATGCAGATGTCTTTCAGCTTGCGCCGCGCGATCGTCTGCGCCTGCTCGTTGCTGTGTTGGAAACACAGCGACTCCCAGACTTGTCGGCCCTCAAAGTCACCCTCGCTGATGCGCCATGTGAGCGCCAGCATGTGACCGTCGCCCGAACGCGGCTGTTTGATCTCAGCCTCGATGATCTCGGCCACGTACTCGCCGGGCGGAATCAGATCGAAGTGAGAGCCCTCTTCCTTACTCGGGTCAAAGAAGAAACTTTCAGTCATGCGATTTTCCTCTCGCTTTGATCGCGTTTTCGGTCCCGACGCGATCGGACGGGAACATCGACGCAAGCTTCGCGCTCACGTCGAAATCCTTGGGACAGGGCAGCTTGGCCGGCAGGTCGAAACGGCTTTTGGCGAGGAAGGCCGGACGGCCCTCGAAGTGCAGCCAGCGACTTGATCCGCCGTCGGCGCGGTGACGTTTCCGATTGAAGCCGGCATCCTCGGTCTGCACGACGACGTCAGTCGCCAGAAAGCCGATGGCGTCGACCTCGTCTTGCACGAGCCCGCGCGCTCGCTTATGCAACCGCAGCTGATAGGACGAATAAGCCGGCGCTCGTGGATCGTTCACTGTCTCGATCGCCGAATGTGCGAGCAGCACGACGGCCATGCCGCGCTGGCGGCGCAGCCAATCGAGCGCGGCAAGAAAGTCATGCCACCATCGATCGACGACGACATAGCCTTTGCCGTAGCCGGGCGTTTCAATCGACGGCCAGCCGTTGGCTTCACACACAGCTAACCAGATCAGCCCTTCCAGCTTGTCGAGCGAGTCCACGACGACAGTCTGGAATTCGTGCGGTTCGCTGCCCAGCGTGGTGAGAGCGTCACGCACGTCGTCGTAACTTGCGAGCAACCCAAACGTCGCAAGCTTCAGACCACTTGGACAACCATCCTCGCACTGCAGAACAACGGGAGAGGGAAATTTTGCCGCAAGAGTGGTCTTGCCGATCCCTTCAGGACCGTGGAAGAGCACGCGCGGCGGCAGTGTCGCAGTTGTGATGTGGATGTCAGCGATCGCTTTCATCGTTCATCGTCCTCCACGGCATCGGTTTCTTCCAAAATGCGAGCGACCTCGATGCGCAGATTGGCGAACAGCAGTTCAACTTCGGAGCGTGTCCGTCCTCTGCATTCGGCAAGGTGTTTGCGGACGTGCGTGCGCACGGCGTCAAAGACTTGATCGGCGAGGAGCGTGGTCATGGCGTGTTCCAGAAAAAGTCGCCGCTTCCTAAGCCGCGATCTCACCCTCGACGATTTTGTGCTTCGCCCGCTGGCGAAGAACGCGACGCTCGATCTCAGCACGCCATTTCGGCGGCATCGCCTCAAAGATCCCGATCAGGGTGATGTTCTCGAGGAACTCCTGCCGCGCGGCACGATCGGCCGCGCGCCACCAGTCGAGCGCCTTAAACGTCGTAGTGTCCGGCTCTGGTTTGAAATTGGCCGTCAGCGTCTTACTGACGATATTTCCGCGCTCACTGCGTTGACCTTTGAGCTTGGCCACGTCCTTTCGTTCGAGATCGGCGCGGATGGTGCCGTCCGCAATTTTGGCGAGCAGCATCTTGTGTGGAATTTTGGTCAGCTCATAAAGCGTGCGCCACGAGGGCGGCAAATGCGAACCATGGTTCGCATTTGAGATCACCGGATGCTCGGCGATGCACATCAGCATCTGCGCAGTGCGCGGGCTGAACGGCAGCTTGGTCTTGATCATCTCCTGGAAGGTGCCGGGCAGGAGCTTGGTCTTGGCCTCGATCAACAACCGTCCCGCCGTGAGGATGTTCTCGACGCCGCGCTGGCAACAGGCAGTGATCTGAGTGACGAAGTATTCATCGCTCTTTTTGGCCATGGCCGCGTTGATGCGCTCCTGCTGCTCGGGCGTGAGCGGCGTGCGGTTCTCAACCTTCAAGAATTCCGGTAGCGGGCCGGCGTCTTCGACCTTCGGCTGGGGGCGCTCGACGTCTTGTGCATCGACGCGATGTTCTATAGGTAACACGTGCGTCTTCTCCTTCTTGCTGGACGCATTCCCACACCAGGGAAATTCCGGCCCGGCGCCCTTCACGCCGGGCCGGGGCTTTTGCCGCCAGTTGTTTGGATTACTCGACACAGGCCTGGCAGCGCTCGCCTGCGCCGAGAATTGAAAATCCCTCGCGCGCTCGGCGCGCGAGGATCGAGCGTCATCGCCAACCTTTGGCCTGCGTAGGCTTCAGATCGCGGCTCTTGCGCTCGATTGCGGGCAGCCGTTCGACCCAATCGCGCAGATCGGAAGCTGCGACGAGCGTCTTTTTGCCGATCTTGCGGACTGGAATTTCGCCATTGGCGATCAACTCATAAAACTTCGTCCGCCCGATCGCCGCCATGCGACAGCACTGGGCAATCGTGTAGAGCAATTGTTGATGCATGGGGGCCTCGCCACCGCTTGCCGGGATGGTCCCGGCGACCGCGCCCGCATCGACGCGGACGATGGCGAAGGTAGTCCTGGGACGGCGACCGTCCTATCACGCAAAAATAGCTGACAGTCTATTCCGTTGTCCGACGGCGCCCCGCACCGCGCCGTCGTGCCGCTCCATATTGATTCAGCAACCTCGTCACGTTCCCGGTGGGTGCGCCGACCAGCTCAAAACATCGATGGACGAAATTCGAAAATGGCCCCCGGATATCAAAGTGTGCGGTAAGCGGCGGTGGCCCCCCGGTCACGTCGGCGTAAGCGAGCGCTAACCCTTGCACGAACTCTCTTTCCGGTTCCCCGCGCGGGCGTCCTCGCTCGATCCGTTGAGGAAGCCTGAGCAGGGGCTTGAAGGATCGCGAGCGCCTACCGCCTGAGCGCTTACGGCCGGCGACAATACTCCCGCCCCAGCTTAGAATGAGACGGAACCGTTCGACAGCGCTCCGGCGTATCGCCGGTGACAAGATTTCCGTCGCTGTCGGAATGTTGCGGTCGTGCGGCCCCTGGCAGGATAGGAGCCATTGCCGCACGTCGGGATGCATTGCGTTGACGGCACACGCAAGCGCTCGTGCCGTTCGATCATTGCCGTCCTCGGCGCGTCTATTGAGTCGGTAAAGCCGTTCTATCGCGGTCCGTAGTTGCGGAAAATTCAATTTGTTCTTTTTTTCAAGAAAAATGCGCGCTGAAATTCGGATGCTTTGAGCAAAGCGAGCCATGTCGGCATCGGCCGGCAGTTTCGCAGTTTGCGCCAATTCCTTGACGATTTCGTCGTTGAAAACGCCTTCGACATCGCTGATTGCGATTAGTGACACAACCACCACCGCCCCACCGCCAGTGAGTGTCGGCGCGGGGCGAGCCGAACCGCGGTGGTGATGTGTCCGGCGACTGGTTGACCAACCGGCCCCGCGCCTTGGTGATGGTAACAGATTTATTTTCGCTGCCGCAGCGGCACGACACCCTCGTCACGACCGATACCGAGTATTGGGAA